AAAGGCCTGCCCATACCCGGAGACGCAACAGGTGCAGTCAAAGCAGCCATGAACACCGCAGTCCGCGATGGCGCATTTGCAGTCAATGCCGTTGCAACCAAAATACCAGACACTTTCAAAGACATGCAGATACCTATTCCATCAACTGACACTGTGAGTAGAGCCACAGTGGATGCTGCCAGCAGTCGTATTGCAGGCAACGATAAAATACCGCCAGTCAACTATGGTACACCAACCGCAGCTGATCCTGCGGCACAAGCAACAGCACAATCAGCATTAAAAACTGTAGTTGCACTGACCAAAGCTCGTACAGCTTTCTTGACTAGTTTTGTTAGCAAAGTTGCGGCTCTGGAAAATCAACAGACAATAAAAGAAAGTGAATGGGCAGCAGTCAACGCTGAATATCAAGCGGCAGAAAATAACTATGTTACAACTGTGGTTCCAAAAATAGCAGAGTATGTATTGGCGCAATTCAAGGCAGGCATCCTGGCACAAAAAACCACTGCCGACGGCAAGGAATTGGATACCAACACACTTGAAGTTGTAAAACTCAGCAAAGATCTAAAACAACGGATTAATCAATTGCAGTTCAAAATTGAAGGTCGCAATGCATAAGCACCGGTAAATACACTATGGCACAAAAATTCATTGGCTTCAACACTCAGGGGCAATACAAAAAGTTTACTCTTACAGATTTTGAACTGATCAAACGTGACCTGCTGAATGCGTTCAACATACGTCAAGGTCAGTTACCTGGCCGCCCAGGTTACGGTACAGTGCTCTGGGACTTTTTGTTTGAAAATCAAGTGGAAGCATCACAGCAGGCAATAGAGCGAGAAGTGCAACGTGTGGCAGGCGGCGACCCAAGAATTTTCATCAGCGAAGTTGTGACCTTCCCACAAGAAAATGGTATCCTGATTCAGGTAGAGCTCACTGTGACCCCGTCTACCGATGCCGAGCGGCTGAGTATTTTCTTTGATCTGCAACAGCGCAACGCCTCCTATGTATAACTAAGCCGTTTTTGTTGCCGCTAAATAAACAATAGAGGCGTATTAAGAATGGCAAAAACAACTAGACAAACAGCGATATTTGGTGTTGAGGACTGGAAACAGATCTATCAAACCTATCGCGAAGCAGACTTCCAGAGCTACGACTTTGAAACTCTTCGCAAGAGTTTTGTTGATTACTTGCGCTTGTACTATCCAGAAACATTCAATGACTACATTGAAAGTTCAGAATACATTGCCCTGCTGGACGTTATTGCGTTCATGGGACAGGCTCTTGCTTTCCGTACCGACCTAAACACTCGTGAAAATTACATGGACACTGCTGAACGCAGAGACAGTGTCACTCGTCTGGCCAATCTAGTAAGCTACACCGCCAAGCGCAACATAGCAGCACAAGGCCTACTCAAGGTATTCTCAGTAACCACAACAGAAAATGTTGTGGACTATCAAGGTGTAAATCTTTCCAACATCACTGTGAACTGGTCTGATCCAACCAATCCTGACTGGCAAGAACAGTTCACCACAATCATCAACAGCAGCCTAGTAGACACTCAGCGTGTGGGCCGTCCAGGCAACCGCCAGACTATTCTGGGTGTGCGCACAGATGAATATGCAGTTAACCTGGTGCCAGGATTCTTGCCCATAGTGCCTTACACCGCTGTGGTTGATGGTGTTACCATGCCTTTTGAGGCCATGAGCTCAACATCTGTGGGTGCCACATATCTATATGAGCCTCCACCAAGAGCCAACCAACCATTCAACATCTTGTTCCGCAATGATCAACTGGGATTCCAGTCAGCCAATACTGGCTACTTCTTTATGTTCAAGCAAGGCGTGCTGCAAAACCAAGACTTCAACCTGGCTGAAAAAGTATCAAATCGCACAGTAAACATCAACATTGAGGGCGTCAACAACGAAGACCGTTGGTTGTTCCAGTTGGACAACGTGGGCAGTGTGAGTCGTGAATGGGCCTATACCGAAAACATCTATGCCGCTGCCGCAGAACAAGTGGGCACCTCACTGCGCCCAATCTACACAGTGACATCCAGAACCAATGACCAAATCACCATGGTGTTTGGTGACGGTGTGTTCTCAGAAATTCCAGTGGGGACATATCGTGCATATGTTCGTGCATCCAACGGCTTGCAATACATTATCAATCCTGAAGAAATGCAGGCTGTGACTGTTCCCATCAGTTATATCAGTCGTGACGGCAACCTTGAGACCATGACATTTACTTGTGGTATCACAAGACCTGTCAGCAACAGTCAGGCACGTGAAAGCATTGATGCTATCAAGCAACGTGCGCCTGCTAGATACTACACACAAGACCGCATGGTCAACGGTGAGGACTACAACCTGTTTCCTTACACACAATACAATTCAATTGTGAAAAGCAAGGCTCTGAACCGTGCGTCAATTGGTACCAGTCGTTATCTTGATCTAGTAGATAACACAGGAAAATATTCCAGTACCAATACCTTTGGCAGCGACGGTGGACTATGGGAACAGAATATTCTGCCCACCATCTTGTTTGCCTATACCAACAGAAATGAAATTGCAGATGTGGTCACCAACCAGGTACAGCCCGGCATTGGTGAAACCACCATGCGGCAGTTTTACTATGAGAACTTTCCCAGAGTCACCGCAACCACCCTGCCCACATACGGATCAACCACCTGGGTCACCGGTGCCACCTGGAATCAGAGCACCACACTGGCCAATGAGACCACAGGTTATTTTAGAAACGCAATAACATCAGCCACCTGGCCCAACGGAACACCAATTCCAGTTGGCTCCACAACCACCACAGCATTCAAATATGTGGCTGTGGGCAGCTTGATCAAATTTGTTGCACCATCAGGCTATTACTTTGACAGCAACAACAAGTTGCAACAGGGCACACCAAGTCGCGCTGACGAAACACTGGAAATCTGGGCCAGTCCATTGAGCATACAAGGCGACGGCTACAACAACGGCCTGGGCAACTTGAGTTCTGGTTCAGGACCAGTTGCACTCAACAATTTTGTACCTTCGGGCGCACTGGTAGACACTATTATTCCGTTGTTTGTGACAGACCTGCCATTCAGCCTGGAGCAGGCCATAGCTGAACAAATTTTGTTGAATCGCAACTTTGGTATTGGCTATGACAACAACGGAGATATCACAGGTACCCCATATTCGTGGTATCTAATCACTAGCACAAACTTATACAGCACACAGTCTAATGGAGACAACGCAACGTGGGCACAAATTCCTGAAAGCCCAGCGGCAAACTCTCCTCAAAACGGTAATGCAGGAAATACTAATGGCATAAATTCAGACTCATCTTGGTTGGTGAAGTTTGTGGTGCAAAATCAAAACTACACAATCACGTTCCGTGGACTGGCCTACTACTTTGGATCAGTACTGCAAACTCGTTTCTTCTTCTATGATGGCGCACAGGTGTACGACAGTCGATCAGGCACTGTGATCAAAGACTACATCAACTGCCTGGCAGTAAACACACAACCTGATTCTACTGATCATTTGCCTGGCGACATCTTCATGACCATAACTGGACAACCAGTTGAGAGTGACGGCTATGTTGATGACTTCCAGGTCCTGGTAGGATTCCGTGACAGCGACAACGATGGTGTGCCAGATAACCCAGACTTTTTCTCTGAGATTGTGGCACCCACAGTAGACAGCACTCAAAAATACATATACCTACAGCAGACCGTGGACTTTGACAATCTACAAAGATACCTGCTGGTAGAATCTGGTCGTGTGACCAGTGACTATGCCACCTTGGACGATATTGAATTGGTCAAATTGGCCTGGAGTCCGGGACAAATATTCTACGCCTATACTGATCAGGCCTTCTATCAACTCAGCATCGGCACCACAGGATTGCGAACACTTGTCAACGTGTCAGATGAATGGACGGTTAGAACAGGGCGTCAAGATTTGTATTATCAATACCGTCACAACAGTCCACTGACCAGCAGAATTGATCCAGGCACAACCAATATCATTGACTTGTATGTGGTGACTCTGGCATACTACACAGCATACCAGAACTGGATTCGTGACACCACAGGCACAGTGATTGAGCCAGATGTGCCCAGCATCGACGAACTGTCAACAGCATATCAAAAACTACAAGATTACAAAATGTTGAGCGACAACATTGTGTTGAATTCAGTGGTGTTCAAACCCTTGTTTGGTGAAAAAGCCGCGTCCAATCTGCGAGCCACTATCAAGGTCATACGTGCATCCAACAGCACGGCCAGCACTAGCGAAATCAAAAGCGCAGTGGTAGCAGCCATGAACACATATTTTTCCATTGACAAATGGAACTTTGGCGATACTTTTTACTTCTCAGAATTGGCGGCATACTTGCATAGAACACTTGGAACAATAGTTAGCTCAGTGGTCTTGGTACCGCTTGACACACAAAAATACTTTGGTGACCTGTACGAAATACGTTCAGCCCCCAACGAAATATTTGTCAATGGCGCAACCATCAACAATGTTGATGTGATTGAAGCACTTACCAGTACCAATCTGCGTACTGCCCCTGGTAGCGGAGTAATTTAATGGCTAATGTTCGTAGTGTAGATTTTCTTCCTGAAATATTTCAAACTGACGCCAACAAGCAGTTCCTGGCAGCTACCCTTGATCAACTGATTCAAGAGCCCAACTTTAAAAAAACACAAGGGTTTATTGGCCGCACAGTAGGTCCAGGTGTCAATCCCAACGACCGATATGTAATTGAGCCAACTACAACCAGAGCTGACTATCAGTTAGAGCCCGGTGTTGTGAGTCTGGAGCCAGACACAGACACAATCAAGGATGTCATAACATATCCAGGTCTCAATGATGCTGTGACCTTTCAGGGCGGCGCAGGATCGCGCCCTGATAGACTGTATTCAAGCGAATACTATACCTGGGATCCGTTTGTTGACTTTGATGCATTCGTAAACTTTAGTCAATATTTTTGGGTTCCGGCAGGCCCTGCGGCAGTTGATGTTGCGTCTGTTGGCATTCCAATCACTGATAATTTTGTAGTCACAAGAGAAAATGGTGTTTACAACTTTTCTGGAATTACTGGCACAGATCCAATTATTCAACTGGTACGTGGCGGCAGCTACACTTTTCAAGTGTCACAAAATGCCAAGGAAACTGTAAACTATCGAGTTCGTAATTCTGGTGTTGGTGCTTATGTGATTGATTTTCAAAACAATCCCACCCTGACTCTTGCTCGTGGCAACACCTACGTATTCAACTTGACCTTGAATGGTGTATTTCCATTCTATATCAAGACTGAACCTGTTACAGGCCTTGGCGAACTATACAGCTCAGGAGTGACTCGCAACGGTGCCACAACTGGCTTGGTCACATTTACCGTGCCGCAAGACGCCCCAGATACTCTGTACTATGCTTCAGAAAATCAAGTGTTGATGCAAGGCACATTGAATATTGTCAATTCTACGCCAGGTACAGGTCCAGGATTCTGGATTCAGTCAACACCCGGTGTTTCGGGCGCAGTAACATCTACCCCCAACATCAGTTCAAGAGATGTGCTAGGCGTGGTCAACAACGGTGAAGATCTTGGAACTGTGGTGTTCAACGTGCCTCTAAAAACAGCCCAAGATTTCTACTACAATCTTACCAACATTGGTACCGTTGACCTGCTGACTGACATGCAGTTTGCACAAATCAACAATCAGCCAGTGAATGAATTTATAGCCACCTATGGCGGCATCGACGGCAACACCAACCTCAACAGCCGTACTATTATCTTCACAAGTCCAGTTGTGGACGCACAAGATGGTGGATGGTATCGCACCAGTTTCTTTGATCCCTTGGTTCAAGACCCTGCCAACAACAGCTTAAACGGCAGCTATGACAGCATACCATTTGATCTTACCATAGACATTGCTCCAGATCAACGATATCAAAAATATCAAATCACCTATGTGGATATTGCTGGAGTAACCTATATTCAACTGAACAAGATTGCTGACATTGCTCCCTTGCAAAAATTCACAATCTCCAATGGTACTACCTACAGTAGTACGCAGTGGTACAAGGATTCTACAGGTGAATTCCAACAAATACCCTTGTTAAGTGCAGTACAAAATACCTTGTACTATCAAGATGGTACTGATCCAGAAATATTTGGAGAAATTAAACTTCTAGATCAAACCAGCAGCAACACCATAGATGTAGATGAAATTATTGGCCGTAAAGATTACACTTCACCAAATGGTGTTAAATTTACCAACGGTCTCAAAGTAAGATTTACTGGTGATGTTGTTCCAACCAGTTACGCCTCTGGTACAACTACATTCACCTGTACTCAAACTGAAGCAGGAACCAACTATATTACCAGCCCGTCAAGCACTGATCTATATGTTGGTCAGGCTGTGGTTTTTGTGAGCCCCACACTTGGTGGACTGAATGCAGGTACCACCTATTATGTGCGGTCAATTGCTGCCAACGGCACAAAGTTTACGGTGAGTGCAATTCAGTACGGTAGCACGGCTGTGACTCTTGCCAGCGGCACAGGCACCATGAGCAGTATTGCCATCAGCAATCGAGAATACTATGTGTCTGGGGTAGGTACAGCAATTGAACTTTTACCAGTCACAGACTTTGTTACACCTGAGCTTTATGTTCAAGATGCAGACGCTGGTACAGCACTCGTAGAACCTGATAACTTAGATTATCTCACAATTGATCGTGCCAGCAAGGATCTAAATGCATGGACACGAAGCAACCGCTGGTTCCACGTTGATGTTATCAATGCCACAGCAGCCTACAACAAGACCATTGCGGTATTTGACAACAACTACCGTGCCAAACGACCAATTGTTCAGTTTCGTCCAGGTATTAGACTCTGGAACATGGGCACACAAGGCAAAGCACCTGTGGACATTTTTGACTTTGAAGAAACTGATGCATTTTCAAATATTGAAGGCTCGACCAGTTACAGTGTTGATGGCTACACTTTTGTTGAAGGCACACGAGTAATATTTGCAGCAGATCAAGACAGTGCTGTTCGAGATAAAATTTATGTTGTAAGTTTTGTTACACCCGACACTGTGCCACCACTAATTCCAGAACCTATTATTGTATTAACGCTGGCTCAGGATGGAGACGTACTACTGGACCAAGCAGTTGTTTGTATTAGTGGCACTACTTTAGCTGGATTGACTTTTTGGTATGATGGAGCAGTATGGACCCAAGCACAACAAAAAATTGCGGTTCAACAGGCTCCGTTGTACAATATCTATGACGTTGACGGAGTCAGCTTTGGTGATGGTGTCAAGTATCAGTCAACCACATTTAGCGGCAGTAAATTGTTTAGCTATGCTGTGGGTAACACCTCTGTACTAGATCCAGTATTGCAATTTCCATTACAATATTTGAATATTAACAACGTTGGTGATATTGTATTTGACAACAACTTGTACCTGGATACATTCTTGTATGTTGTGGACAATGTGAGTGTGACCAACGACATCAGTTCAGGTTCAGCTAGAGAATATGACTCTCGCTTGACATACAACAAACTGATTGGATGGAAAACCGCAGCAGTAGAGCAGCAAATCTATCAGCAATTTAAGTTCTCTTATGCTGCTACCACACTTAAACTTGATGTAGAGCCAATTGTACAAACTTCTATTGCTGTTCCAGTTATTAAAATATATGTTGGTAGCATATTTCAGGATCCTTCAACATACTCTTATGTGACCACAGCAGACAGTACCACAATCACATTGTTGGGCACGTATGTTCTTGGAGATATTATTGAGGTGCTGGTGCTGAGTGATCAAACCAGCAAGGTGGCATTTTATCAAGTGCCCAACAACCTTGAATCAAATCCGCTCAATGCTAACTCAAGCTCATTCACCCTGGGCACAATTCGCACACACTATCAGAGTATTTGCGAAAACTTGACAACCTTGAGTGGACCAGTCAACGGTGCCAACAACACTAGAGATCTTGGAGACATTGTTCCTTACGGTCTGGTGATTCTGCAACAAAGTGCGCCGCTGACTCTGGCCGGCTACTTTATGCGCAGCCCTGAATACAATATTTTTGCGTCGTTGCAATACAACAGCCGCGAGTATATCAAGTTCAAAGCACAATTGCTGGACGCTGTGCTGTCTCAGAACATTGGATTTGACACCACAGCACAGGTGCTGGATACTGCCATGCAGTCAGTGACACTGGGCAAACTTGATAATCAACCGTTTTACTGGAGTGACATGTTGCCTGCTGGAGTTATCACAGACAGCAACGCCTACACTGTGAGTTTTATTACCACTCAAGTATTTGATACTGTGCAGGTGTACAATTACACTTCAGCAAATTATCTTGGCTTGCTGGTATATCTAAATGATCAACTGTTGACTCGTGGAGTTGATTACACGGTGGCCATTGACGGTCCACGCATCACAATACTGAGTACTTTGACCATTGGTGATGTAGTTACCATCAATGAATACTCGGCCACATACGGCTCATTTGTACCCAACACGCCAACCAAACTTGGTTTGTATCCGGCCTGGAAACCAGCAGTTATACCGCAAGTGACCAGTAACGGTACCAGTAATTTTGTACTGGGACACGACGGTAGTACCACTCCAGTGTTTGGTGATATCCGTGATGCGGTGTTGTTGGAATTTGAAACAAGAATTTACAACAATCTCAAACTGGACGGAAACCCAGTACCACTTGTAGTAGAAGATGTGTTGCCCGGCCAGTTTCGTTCAACTGGTTACAGCTTCGAAGAAATCAATACTATTTTTGCTAGTGACTTTTTGAGCTATTGTGGCTGGAACCGGTTAGACTACGGCCAACAAAATTACAGAGCCAACAACGAACTCACCTGGAACTATAGCCGGGCACAAAGTCGACTGGACAAACAAAATTTGCTGGGCGCCTGGCGCGGTATCTATCGATACTACTACGATACTCAACAACCAAGTTTGACTCCCTGGGAAATGCTGGGCATCAGCGTAGAACCCACATGGTGGCAAGATACCTATGGCCCTGCACCTTATACCAGTGATAACTTGGTGTTGTGGGATGACCTGGCAGCCGGTTATGTTGCTGATCCTATCACACCATACTTCAAACCTGAGTTTGCCAGAGCTGCTAGCCTGGTAGCCGGACCCAAGCGTGAAGGCATCTGGTTTGAAAAGTATGGCTCAGGTCCATACCCCAGCATGTTGCCCGTAATCCCCACAGGATCTGAAGGTGAATTACTAAGTCCACTCAACAGTGTTGTGGGTGCATTGCCTCCAAACTACAATCCAGCTACAGAATTTGTCAAGAGCTGGACTCTTGGCGATGGCGGCCCGGTGGAAGCATCATGGTGGAATTCCAGCTCATATCCATTCTCGGTCATGCACATGTTGGCAGTAACACGCCCTGCAAAATTCTTTGCGTTGTTTGCTGATCGTGATTTGTATCGCTACAACGAAGACTATCAACAGTATCTCTACAACGATCGTTACCGACTGGATGCCAACGGCGTAGAAGTATATGGCGACGGTGTGTCAAAAGCCAGTTACATCAACTGGTTGGTCGATTACAATCGCCAGACCGGAGTTGATTCAACCAAACTACTAACAGCTGATCTCAAGAGTCTAGATGTAAGACTGTGCTATCGCATGGCATCTTTCTCAGACAAACAATACATCAAGTTGTTTACTGAAAAGTCCAGCCCCAATTCAACCAACACCGCCTTGATGATTCCTGACGAAAGCTACGATATCCTGTTGTACAAGAATCAGCCTTTTGATCAGATCATTTACTCCAGCGTAGCTGTACAAAAAGTCACAGGCGGATATGCTGTGTTTGGGTACGGCAATGCACAGCCATATTTTAAGGTGCTGCAAAGTTATCCCAACGGCAAGTTACAAACATACAGTTCGGGTGGCATCACAGTTCGTGTACCAACATTTTATACTGATACTGTAACACAAGTACCATATGGATTTGTGTTCAGCAATGAAACCAGTGTAGCAGACTTCTTGTTGAGCTATGGTAAACTGCTCGAGCAACAAGGGCTTGCGTTTGACAACATGGCCAATGGTTATGTGCTAGACTGGCCAAGAATGGTCAACGAATTCTTGTACTGGAGCCAACAAGGCTGGGACACAGATGCCATTATCAACATCAATCCCTTGGCAAGTAAACTCAGTGTGACTAAAGCACAGGCTGTGGTTGACAGTATACGAACAGAGACCACTGAAAACTTGCTGTTGGATCAAAATTCCAGAGAACTTCCCACTCGAACTCTAAATGTTGTACGCCTGGGCAACTCCTTTAGTATTGAACCCTTGAGTACTCAGAGTATCAGCTTTATCAACATGCGCTTTACCAATTATGAACACATGATTGTGCTGAGCAATCAAAGTGTGTTTGGTGATCTCATATACGATCCGACCACTGGAGCAAGACAAAGCAGACTGAATCTTGTGGCTGTGACCAGCGGTGACTGGAATGGGTCGGTTGATGCCCCGGGCTTTATTCTCAACCAAGACAATGTAGAAGAATGGACCGGTTTGCGAGTGTATACCAAAGGTCAGATTGTCAAATATAAAAATGTCTATTGGTCTGCACTAAAAATTGTACAACCGTCAGAAACATTTGATTTTGATGTCTGGACTCAAAGCGATTACACACAAACTGAGCTGGGATTGTTACCTAATCTGGCCAACAAAGCAAATCAATTGGCCAACAGCTACGACATCAATGCAGCCAATATTGAAACTGACAACGATTTACTCAGCTACGGCCTGATTGGTTTTCATCCACGACAGTACATGGCGGCGCTGAATCTTGACGACGTGAGTCAGGTCAATGTGTACCGTCAATTCTTAGGCTCAAAAGGCACAATTTTATCTGCTGAATTGTTCAAACAGGCCAACCTGGGCAAAGAAGCTGCTGACTATGACATCTATGAAAACTGGGCAGTCCAACGTGCTGTATACGGTGCCAACGCTAACCGCAGCTTTTTTGAACTGCGATTAAACCGTGCATTGCTTGATGCCAACCCTAGTCTAGTGCAAGTGGTAGTACCACAACAAGTTAGCGAAGCTGACCAACAAATCTTGCTAAGTGATGTGTGGCGTCAAAGCTACAAGTTGACCAGCACTGACATTTTACCAACCACCACCACTCTGCCCACTGACATTGGCCTGCCCACTGCCGGCTATGTGAACCTGGATGATGCTGATATCACAGTGTTTGACATTGTGGATTCTGCCAGCTTGAGCGCCAACATTGACTCAATCAAAGTTGGTACCAGTGTCTGGGTAGCCAAGATTAACAACTACGACTGGAACATCTATCGTGCCCAGGCTGTGCCTGGAATCATACAGCACGTTTGCGACAACCTAGACGGTACCAGCAGAGTAATTTTCAGTACTCAACACGGTCTTGCCGCTGGCGACAAACTGATCATCAAGTTCTTTGACATAGAGATCAACGGAGTTTACCAGGTGTTAAGTGTGGCCAATTTGACCACAGTGAACATTGCGTTTGCATTCACTGGTGACAGAGTTGTGGCCAATGGCACAGGGCTGGGATTCACACTCAAGACCATGCGTGTGGCACAGGCCAGCGATGTGCTCAATTTACCTTATGCCAACAACATCTTGCCCGGCGCCAAGGTCTGGGTAGACGACAACGGAGACGGGCTATGGCAAGTGCTGCAAAAGAATTCGGTATTCTCGGATGTTGTGGAATTGAACCCTGTGCTGCTGGATGCAGGCGAACAATATGGTGTCAGCATTGCTCAGGCACAGAATCGCCTGGCCGCCTTGGTAGGTAGTCCCAAATATGGATTTGGATCAGGAACCGAAACAGGTGCAGTGTATGTGTATGTCAAGAACTATGGCGATCAATACAGCCCCGTAAGCCCAATATCTAGCGGGGATGGTATACTAACCCTGGATGTGCCCGGTGTGCGCGGATACGGTAATGCTGTGGACTTTGGAAATCAAACCTGGGCCGCAGCTGGCGCCAGCAAGAGTCTAGGAGCAGGCAGCCAAGCCAATAATGGATATGTCTCTGTGATATATCGTGATCCAGCACTGGGCCAGCCCGGAGTTATTCCTTATGCACAATGGCAACTGTTGACACAGCCCTCTGGTTATGGCACATTGCTCACAGGCGCAGGAGAATTTGGCTACTCAGTGGTTGTGAGTCTCGACGAACGTTGGATGTATATTGGCGCACCTGGATTGAATTCAGTTCATGCATATGGTCGGGTTGACTGGGAAAATCAATCAATCAAGACCACGGCCGACGGCGCAACCACAGTTTATAATATAAACTCCAAGATACAAGTTAATAACAACAGCCAATTGAAAGTGACCTTTAATGGACAAATTCAAACTTACGGCGCAACTTATACTATTGTTAATAACTTCAGTGAAGTAAGACTTACAACACCACCAGGTGTGTTTACAGCAACAGCAATTGTACCCGGGGAAATCTACACAATTTTAACAGTTGGTGATACCAATTACACTCTAATTGGTGCAGCCAGCAATACAATTGGTGTTGAATTTGTGGCCACAGCAGCGGGCACAGGCACAGGAACAGTTTTAGCTTCGGTACTAATTGAATTTGCAAGATACAACAGCTTCCAGATTCCCTACAATGACGCAACATTCAACTTGGCCAATGACACTGATGCAAGTGGAAATAGCGTGGGCTTGTTCACTGTCGACAGCATATATTCGTTCAGTATCAAGGTCAACGAAGATCTATGGCGTCCCAATATTGACTACACGTTTTCAGGTACCACAGTAACATTTATTACTGCACGTATATCAACTGACGTTGTGGTAGCATTTGCTGGCAGCTATTTTGAATATGTAGACACCATTGACACCGCCTCGGTCACAGGTGGACTCACTGCCGGTGATAGATTTGGACAGTCAGTATCGTGCAGCACAGATGGTCGTCAGGTCATGATTGGTGCACCGTACCGTACCATTGATGCTCTAGCCGAAGCAGGCACAGTGTATGTGTTTGATCGCAATGTACAACGATTCATCTACGGCACAGACACATCCAGCATCACATTCACAGTGTTAGGTGGTACCCCAACTGGTCCTGTTAGTGTGATTGTGAACAATCAATTCTTGATCAATCAAACCGACAGCGTGATCAATGCAGCCAACTCATTCACCATTGCTGGTGATGTGGTGACTATCAATGCTGATCTGCAGATTGGTGACATAATTGAAATTGAAACCAACCAGTTCCAACAACTACAACAAGTTGATCAACAGACAGTAGCAGATTTTTCAAACTTTGGCCAGGCACTAGACCTTTGTGCCAACAATTGCAGTTTGTACATAGGCGAGCCTCAAAGCAGTGTGCAAATCTACAAAGGTGGTGTGGTTGAACGTTTTGTAAATCAAAGCAAAATCTATGGCACAATTACCAACACAGTGGCCAATGCAAATCTCACCAGCGGCAATACTATTCGTATCAATGACATGGATGTTGTGGTTCCTGCGGCTTGGTCCAACTCTGTAACCTACGACAAAAACACAGTGGTCTACAATGCTGTGACCACAACCACTACAATTTATGTGGCAGCCCAGGCTGTACCAGTGTCAACATTGATAACCAACACTGCTTATTGGACTGTGGTGTCGACTACCACAGTTGCAGCCAGCGTGGAAGTACGTGCTCTTGCTGCACAGATCAATGTGACGGTACCCAATGTGTTGGCCACAGTTGACGCCACTGGATATTTGACCATTGGAGTCAAGAACTCGGCAGCAGCCGCAGCTCTAGACAAAGTTACCGTAGCACCCGGCACAGTTGGAACAACATTTACTACCTTGGGGTTTGATACATATGCATGGACACAAACTATTCTCAGTCCTTACCCAGTAGAATTCAGCGGGTTTGGTTCCAGTGTTGGTATAGACAACAGTGCAATTAACCTTGTGGTTGGTGCGCCAACAGGCAGCTTGTATCTTGAAACTGTGTTTGATGATGGCACCACAATATTTGACGCTGGCAGCACAGTGTTCTTTACTGTGATCACTCAAAGCGGCGCAGTATACACATACGATTACTTGCCTAGCTCAACATCCAACATAAACAATCCAGGCAAATTTGTGTTTGGCGATCAAATTACCAACAGCAATGTGCAGCCCCTGGACGGGTTTGGCACAGCAGTCAATTACACATCTGGTGTGCTCATGGTCGGCGCCCCCAAGAATGATTCTGGAGACAGCACAGCAGATTTCGGCGCAGTATTTGTGTTTGAAAATCCCACTCGTGCTCTTGCTTGGACTGTGTTGGAACAGCAACAACCTGTGGTAGACGTGAGATTGCTGAACTCTGTGTTCTTGTACGATCGAGTAACCAGAGCAACATCTGAGTTCTTGGATTTTATCAATCCACTGCAAGGCAAGATTCTTGGTGCAGCACGACAGAACATAGACTACATTGGTGCAATTGATCCAGCAGCATACAATGTGGGACCAACAAACATTCGTGGCACCACCTGGAATACAGATCATGTGGGCGAAATTTGGTGGGATATTTCGTCAGTAAGATTTATTGACCCCAATCAAGACAGCATTGTGTATGCCAGCCGTCGTTGGAGTCAGTTGTTCCCAGGCAGTGTTGTTGATGTGTATCAGTGGATTGTGAGCCCAGTGGCTCCTGCTAACTACACAGGAGAAGGCACACCGTTGTCGTCTTTGTCCTACACTGTGAACACTCGACTGACCAAGGATGGTACGTTTGCCACAGAATACTATTTCTGGGTGCGCGGCATTACCACAACATCCACAAAAATCAACAAGACTCTGCCAGCATCCACTGTGGCCAGTTACATTGCTGATCCCAAGGCCAGTGGCATCCCCTTCATGGCCCCAATCAACGCCAGTACAATTGCGTTGTACAATTCTGGGGACTACATTGAAGCCAGTGACACTGTGATCAGTATTGAGTTTGATCGAGAATTGACCAATGACAACGTGCATACTGAATATGAATTAATTGCACAAGATCGTGCCAATGGATTCTTGAGTGACAACCTGTATCGCAAACTACAAGACAGTTTCTGCGGAGTTGACACATTTGGTAACCAAGTTCCAGATCCCAATCTAGGACCAGCTGAACAATACGGTGTGCAATTCCGCCCACGCCAGTCAATGTTTACAGACCGCTTTGAAGCACTGCGCAACTATCTGACTCATGCCAACACAGTGCTGGCACAGTATCCCATCAGCGAAAGCCGTAGTTTCAATCTGTTGAACTCTTCAGAACCTGAACCAACTGCCAACTCTGGGCTGTGGAATCTGAGAGTTGCCAACCTGGAAATTCTGGGATTTCAGAATATCTACACTGTGGCTCTGGGCTACCGGTACCTGGTGGTAACAGACAGCCTCAATCGCGGACTGTGGACAATTTACACTGTGTCGGCCAGCGATACCACTCCTGGTGTTCGAGTATTGATTCTTACTCGCGTACAAGGATACAATACCCCAGACTACTGGAGTTACATTGACTGGTATCGTCCGGGCTACAATTCCAGTACCAAAATTACAACACAAGTGGTAACGTACTCTGCTCTGGGCGCAATCAATGTGCCTGTGGGCAGCAGTGTCAAGGTCACAGCCAATGCACAAGGCAAATATGAAATATATCTGTTGACTGACCTTGGTTATGAACGTGTGGGCCTACAAGATGGCACAATTGCATTCTCCAGTGAACTCTGGGACTATGCTGTGGGACGTTTTGGATTTGATATCGAAGTGTTTGATGCACAATACTATGATCAAGAACCTGTAACAGAAACCCGCAAGATTATACAAGCCATCAATCAAGAACTGTTTGTTGATGATCTAGCCATTGAGCGCAATCGAGCTCTGGTACTGATGTTTAACTTTGTGTTGAGCGAATTCTCTGCACCTGAGTGGCTGGTAAAAACCAGCTTGATTGACGTGGATCACAGAATTCGTCAACTGTTGCCGTACCAAAACTATGTGCGTGACAATCAAGAATTTGTGAGTGACTACATTCAAGAAGTCAAGCCATACCATGTGCAGGTGCGCGAGTTCAATCTCAAGTACACTGGTTTTGATATTTCTCAAGGCGACTTGACTGACTTTGATGTGCCGGCCTACTATGACACAACTCTGGAAATTCCAAAATACATCAGCCCGATATTGTTGCCATACGAACACGGTACTGCGTTTAACTCAAGTATCAACGCTGCTAGTGACGCATCTGCTGCCAGCACAATCTGGAACACCTGGCCTTATTCACAATGGTACAACAATCATTGGTTGAGCGTTGACAGCACTCTCATGGTCAATCAAGGATCTGGCTACAGCACACCACCAGCTGTGATATTTGGTACAGAATGGACAGTATCTACCCCAATCACAGCAGGACAACAAATCTTCTACGTTGATAATTTGTACACAGTAACCTCCAGCGGCGTTACTGGAACAATTGCTCCGTTGTTCACTACAGGATCACAAGCAGATGGCACAGCAGCCCTGAGCTATGCAGGTGTGACAGCAACCGGAACAGCAGTAATCAACAGTCTGGGCCAAGTGGTAGCAGTTACTATTGATCAAGCAGGATCTGGATATCGAGCCGCTCCCACAATCACAATCACAGGCGGTAACGGTAGTGGTGCAGAATACTATGCTGTGGTAAACGGCCAAGGCAGTGGCCAGGTATACAATGCAGCCACAGTTCCGACCACTATAGAATCTTATGCCCTGACAAGATCTTTCCGTACTGTGATTCGTTATGATCGCTTCCAGTATTTCTCTGACGTGAGAGACTGGAACACCAATGGAACATATCAAGACGGTGAGTTGGTTCGTTACGATGACCGTGTATGGCAAGCTGCCAGCAGTACCAGTACTGCGGTTGTGGGACCAACATTCAATCTTGAAGACTGGACTCTGGTCAATGCTGCCACGTTCAACTACGGCACTGGACCTTATGGCTTAACAGGTGTTGATCGTACCATGGGCTTGTATGTTCCGGGAGTTAATCAACCTGGACTTGAATTACCACTCTTGATTGATGGAGTCGACTATCCTGGCGTACAAGTTTACGGCGACTACTTCCTGCGCGATCCCTTGGCAGTGGATGCAGACTACACCAGCGAGTTTACAGATCTAACCTTGGGTACCTTGCCCACTGACATCAATGTTGCGGGTGGTGAGTTTATTGGACTGTACGAAGGACATTCTCCTGAAGAATTGGTCAACGGTGCTGAATTTGACACACTAGACATGCGAGTGTATACTCGTCCGGGCGCAGACTGGAACCGTGATGGACATGGATTCCAGATAACCAGCATACGCTACACCTATGAAGCAGCAGTCACCGATGTCTACAGCTGGGCCGGAGTAGTCGAGCATCCGGTACAGATTCTGGTCAGCAATCAAACTACCGGACGAGATCTTGCCAGCGGTGTAGACTATTCAGTTGAGTGGGAAGATCAAACAATTACTCTGCTGACAGTGGCTGACGGCGATGGTATCAACATCAGTGTGTACGAACTAGGTGGCAGCAATCAATTGTATCGTGCCAACTATGCAGGTAGTACTACTGGGCAAACAGTTGTTATTCCGGTCAACAGCGCAGAAATCAATATCATGGCTGTGTTTGTCAACGGTGAAGCCATCAGCGGAGTTACCTGGGAACCATATATAGACAGTGCTAACTGGAATGTTCTTGGCACCTATGCCAAACTAGACGTGGTCAACAACAGTGGCAACTACTATCGAGCAATCCAGGCAGTACCACAGGGTGTGGCCATTACTGATGTGGCATACTGGTTGCTGTTTGTGCCCACACTGGAATCACAAGTGGATCTTGGCTCTAGTCCCGGCCCCGGAGCAGGTATTTCGTTAACTGCTTTGGGCTTGACCACTGTAGTAGCTGGCTATTTTGTAATTGGTCAACAGTACACTATTTCTATTGTGGGCACCACCAACTTTGTTGCTGTGGGTGCTGCGGCAAACACTGTGGGCACTGTGTTTACTGCAACCGGCATTGGCAGCGGCACAGGAAAAGCAACGGTTTCCTACAGCTGGAGCACACCACAGGTGCAGTATTTTGTGGTCACACCTTCACAAGCCACTACAAAAATATTCACCCTGACCAACAGTGCAGGCGGCACCAATTCAGTCAACATGATTGTTACTCGCAACGGACTGCGTCTGCAGCCAGCAGAGGGCATTGAATGGTTGGGTGATGATTCAAGTGTGAGCTTTGGACTGCCGCAACGAGGTGGATATCAACAAAACATTATCAATGCTCCCACAGACGTTGTGGTCTGGGTTGACAACATCCTGCAGGTTCAAAGCGTGGGTGCAACCGTGGGCTCATACAGCGTCACAAACTGGACAGGTTCAAACACACCCGGACGACAAGTTGTGTTTACATCACCACCTGCCAGCGGATCAAGAATTTTAATCACAGTGAACACTGAAGCAGACTTTGCAGTAGTTGGTCAATCATTGCAGATTGTGTCTGCACTCAATATTGACGACGTTGTTGCTGTTACTACCTGGAACGATACTGCACAACAAAACGCACTGAGCCTGGTATTTGTGGGACCAATCTTTACTGGGCTCACAG